TTTTAAACATCCTAGCAAAGGTTGTTGCCACCTGGAGGATCTTTTGGGTAACTGCTATAAAGGTATTTATCATCATTCTACCAGCCAAGAACGTCCACTTAGCTGCATTTTCTATTCGTGATCTAAATTTTTTGAAAGGTGCCAAAACTTCATTAAAGGCTTCAGACAAATGAGTGCCAAATAAATCATCTATTTGTTTTAAGATACTACCCCCAAAAATAGAACCTAGAAGTATTCCAGCCGCGGCTTTCATTATTTCTTTTAATAAATTCCAAAAACTTCCTTTAGGAGAAGTTTCTTCCCTTTCTTTCTTTACTTCTGCATCCTTTGTTTGTGGTTTTAAAAGAGCTTCTAAAGATTTCAATAATTTGGCATTAGGATCTGTTGGTGTTATTAATTTTTCTTCACCTAATACTGGTTTGGCTTTTTCCTCTATAATTTCTCTTATAGCCTTGACATCATTCATCAGGGGCTGTAATTTGCGTCCTAAGCTAAAAAGAGGATCTATTATAGTGTCAGAAGACCCATCCCTAGAAATCTCTGGTAATGACTTTGTAGATGTTTTTATTTCCTTAAAAAAATCAAACAATCCACTTTTAAGTTCTTCTATAGAGGACTTAGTATTAATATTAGTCTCTAATACTGCCATAGCTCCTTTAGCTAACTGTGTTGTAGCCATGAGGTTATCTAAAGATTTGTCTGATGTAGTTTTTACATCCTTTGATACATCAGACATTCTACTCACAACAGTTTCCAGTCCTTTAGAAAACTTTTCTAGTTTTGCTATTAAGGAATCATCTAAGACATCTGGCACCATATAGAATACTTAGATTCTAAAGCCAATTGTTAATTTAAAAATAACAAATTATTAATATCTAATACTTTGATTTCTTTATTTTCAGACTCTATGGTAAAAATCTTATCTATAGGAGCTTTCCACTTAGTCACTATTTCTAGGATTTTTTGTAAAATTAAGGCCGGTAATTTTTCTACCAAAGCACATCGCTGATTGATACCTAAAGTCTTATAATTTAAATCCTGTCCGTCTATAGTTACTGATTCTATATATTTAGATGTTTCATAAATATATGCCTCTGACACCACTTCTTTCAAGGTTTCTGTTTCAGATTCTTTAACCGTCAAGGAAGGCTGAGCATCTAGATAATCTACTTCAGATTTTATAGAAGGTGGAGAAACGGAAATTAATATAGACACAGAATTTCTATCAATTAAAATTGTTTCGGCTTGAGGATGAGACAGTTCTTTAAATCCTTCAATTAAACTCAATATAGTTATTTCTATTTTCTTTCCTGAATCAAATTCTACTTTAATCAAATCTGTTATTTGTTGCTTTAAAACCAACATCAAAAACATTCTATCTATGTAGGTTAACTTCTTTATATCATCTCCATCTAATTGTAAATTTTCCAACAAAACTTCATATACAGCTTTTACTATAAAGCTTTTATTTACAGAAGAAGTTGAATCTATAGCTGAGTTTAATAATTTCTTTTGTTGTTTAGCAGTCAGAGTTTTGATTTGCACTTCTTTTTGCAAGGAAGGTATCCATACATTACTAGTAAAATTTACACTGGTATGATTTTCCAACAACTTTAAAGCATCAACAAAAGATAAAGAAGCATTTTCAGACATATATGTTAATTAGGATATTCTTCTCCATATTCACTAGCCAGCTCTGATAAAGGGTCATATTCCCTTTGATTTTCAGAATTATTAGAAGACTGTTGCTCTAATTCTTGTTCTACGAAGGAATAATAAACCTTACGTTCTGCTATAGTCAAACCATCCACATAGATTGGTGTTATATTTTTAGATGCTAAAATATAATACTCTTGATATATGTTTTGTAAATTTTCAGAAAAAAATAATCTTATATAACTTTGATATACTCCACTGTAAATGTTGAAACGAGCATATTCTGGTTGAGATATATTAAATAAATTAAAGGTGTTAAATTTTTCAATACTTGATGTAATTACACTTAAAATTTTGTTTTGTAATTTAAGTGGTAATAAATCATATAGTTTTGTTTTTTCTTCAAAACTATATGAATGAAAATCTATTTCTTTTTGATTTATAATAAGTCTTTTTATATAACTTGGTATCGATTCAGATAATTGAAGAGCAAATGTGTTAGGTTCTACTTTATCTAAAAATAAACTCTCATCAGATATTTGTGGCCAATCTAATTTCACAGAAAACTCATCTTCTTCTATATTTTCAGATGGCAAAACATTTTGCACAGCATAAAAAAGATTTTTTATAAAGGATTGAAGATTCAATTCCATTTTAATACCAATACCATCCTCTTCTTTGAAAGATATTTCCATGGTAGGTCCCACAGAAATTATTCGTATTTGAATAACCAATATAATATAATCTATTAAATTTATTTTTTTTAAATCTTCCTTATTTTTGAGGCAATTGGACATTACATCAAATAAGAAAGTACCATAATCCTTATTAGTATCCGTTTCACCATAAGGCAACATAATATTGGCCTTTGAAAGCAATATTTGTTCCTTGCTTGTTAATTCTCTATAAAAGAACTTAATCCCAGAAAGTGGTAATTCTATATTATAAAGATAACACTCCATTACTACACTTATAAACAATTATACAATCTTCCACCAATGTTAACCTATCACATATTGATCATAAGCAAAAGAAGCGGTACGATTAGTAATCCCATCATCTTGAGCAACTGCAAACCCATCTACTGAAGTAGGAACGACGTTAAAAAATTTTATTTGTTTACGTACTTGGAGTGGAGCTTTGTGACCTAATTTGTTTTTAGCCAGTTGATATAAAGTAACACTTTTACATTTAACATTTAAAGAAGGATCAGAACGTGCTATCATCCCAAGATGACTTGTCATTACTAACCAAGGTCTTAATATTATATCACAAAAAGAATGATTTGTTTCTAAGAACGTAATAGTTAACATCTCCGGACTATTACGAGTATTGGCAGTGTTAGGAGCTAATAGTCCACCATAATCCAATCCAGTACGATTTATAGTTACTCTTTCACCTGGAATATTAACTTGTCTAGCAAATACACACCCATTAAGAGAAATTTCACCATTTGATCCAGACTGATTGGCTTGACTCAGCAACCCCTCTACAACATTTGTAGTTACTCCCCAACCCTGTCCTATATTAGATTTATAATCTTCCCACTCGTTTAATTTATCTAAAAGACTAGCAGACACCACTGATCCGTCAAAATTAAATATAACATACCACAAATTGGCTAAAGCTGGCGCTGTAGACCAAGTAGATATGGTATTTAAATAGTAACTATACGGATTAATGTTGCTCGCCATTAATTATACTTACTTAAAAGTATTAAAAAACGACAGATTCAGCATTCCAATATTGATATGCAATGGTAGCAGACTGTTCCACAACACCACCATTATCCGTAATATCTAAATTATAATCCCCTAAAGACACACAATAGGCTCCTATCAAACGATAAATTCTCATAGGACGACCATCTTTATCCATCAAAGCCAATCGTATAGTACCTTGTGGTAATTCATAACTACCGGTACTGGTTTCGTCGTCAAATATGCGTCGTGTCCATTCTTCCAATTTTTCACGAATTGACAAATCCTGTGGCATACGAAAATTAACAGACCACCCAGCACTACCAGGATAATTGGCTGTACCAGGAAGATTAAAGTCCATCCCCATAAACTTTAATGGAATATTACTGATAGCTCTTTGTGGCAATTTGGTGGAAGTTATATACACCAGATCACTTTCATTAAAGGAGATATCACTAAATCCAGTATCTATGCCCAACACTCTAAAAAGATTTTTACGCGCAAAATCTTTACGAAAAGCTGTTTGATAGAAGTTCTGTATACTTTGGTTTGAGAATATGTCAGCCATATGATGTTATAAAAAATACTTATATACTAGGAGGTTAATTCATTAAAATTAATTCCAGTACGTGTTGCGATAAAGTCAGCCAAAATAAACTCTGCAGTTCTTACTGGTTGAATATAAATTGATAATTTTAATTCGTTATTATCAATAACATCAGGAGTGTTATTGCGTTCATCGCAAATAATTTTAAAGTCATAAACTCCATCATGCAATTTAGCTTGGTTGAAAGTAGGTAACAAAGCTTCCACCAAACGAGTTCTTGTAGCAAAAGTGTTTGGTTCAAACACATAGTATTTTAACAAACGCTTCACAGTTTTCTCTAGATACAGGAACAAACGACGTACGTTAATTCTATCAAAGGCCGATGGTTTAGATTGTAATGTTTTGTCTCCAAATAATACAGTACCTTGACCAGGGAATGTACCAACTGGATTAACACCAATAGCGTATAGTGTATCACGCTGATTTTTGTTTGGGTTCCATGCCAACTTAACAACATTCTTTAAGTTACCACGATTGAAACCAGCTGGTGAATACCATGGATCACGAACAGCATCTGTATAAACACATAAACCAGCAATATCTCCATTCAAAGGAACATATGCATAAT